GTGAAGAGACGAGGGAGTGCGAAAATCAACGTAAGATTGATTACAAGTGCAACCAGTATGGGTTTCAGTTCAACCTCAGACATCTCTTATACCATAGTGCTATGTTTTTTGCAGAAGCACCCGCCTGCCATCACCCTGAAGGTACACTGCCGCCCCTCAAGTGTCCGTGCTGTGCACGTCGGACCCTTTGCTGCCACCTTCTTCTTCACTACTGCCGCTGCTGGAACTACTACACACGCCTGAGGTGTATAGTCTGGGACAAAGATCGTGCGACTCCGAGCCGCCTTGAGCTCAAGTGTGTACTGACGGTAGCGAAGAGCGGAAGCATCAAACTTGTTCATTGTTGTTTGGNTGATTCTCCTCGAGTAAAGTCAGGCGAGTTCATCACGTGTTTTTTACTCCANGTCGCTTCGCGGCGGTGTCACACATGACACCTGATTGGTATAAAAAGTCGTGTACATTATCAAACAATGGATACACTCATCGAACGCCTACTTAGCGTAGTGACAGATGTAGACCGCCAAAACTTATATCTCTCTCCACAAGTCGCAGCTCTTCTTCGTATTCATGGTTTCATACCACACAGGACATATACGCGTCCGCGTCGCCCACCTCTTCCTCCCCCACCTGCGCGAGTCCCGTGCCCTGCAATCACGCGTGCCGGCACACCTTGTAAAAACAGTTGTACGTTTGGATGTACGACGTGTGGGATTCATGTAGCGAATCCGACTCCACGAGCCCCGCGTGAACTTCCGTCGGTGTACCGACGGTGTCCGGAAATGGCCAACGGTGGAGAGCAGTGTAAGTGCGCCAAGTACAAATACTACCCTATGTGCTGGAGACATGCGAAAAAGGCGAACCTACTTCCACCGGCACCTGAAGTGCCGACCGAATGCGCTGTGTGCTACTGCGACCTTACGAGGGAAACAACAACAAAAACAGTCTGTGGACATCACTTTCATATCGCTTGCTTTGAAGCATGGAGACAAAGCCGAGCGGCTTCATTTCAGGCTGTGACCTGTCCTATGTGCCGACAAGCAAACCCGAGACCCATTCCGCTCGTCAGACCCGTTTTTCGTTGAGGCGTGCGAAGCACGGCTCTTTCGCTGCGGGGACCCTCACCGGACTTTCGATCACCGCTGCGCGGCGGACAAGGGCTCGTTGCGCGACCCATTGGACTTAGGATACTGTACATCAAAGTTGATGAGCAGGTTCGACCCGGCATTGAGCCCCTTGCCTTGTATGACATAATCCTTTCGAGGATCGAGGATACCAAAGTCTTTGAGTGTATTGAATTGAACAGATCCACCAAAATGAGGTACGACCACATCGAGCCCTTCCACAGATTCCTGAAACGTGACGGTCATGACGTACCGCAAGTCTTCGCCACGACGTTCAAACTTGGGGTGGGGCTTTACATTGAATGTAATGATGAGATCGCCCGTTTTTTCACGGTTCGATCGTGATTGCTCCCCGAGTCCCTGAAGTCTGTGTTGCGTCCCTGAATGTATCCCTTTTTCAATGTGTAAATTGATCATGATTGTATCTACATGAACCTTTTTGTGGTTACACCCCGGACACCCCCTTCGTAGGACACCTGCAGTTTGGCACTGGTCGCACGGACGAGCAAACATCTGACCCATCACACCCATCATTTCCTGAACTATCATTCCCCGTCCATGACAGCGAGGACATTGTGTGGCACACGACTGACAGTGCTTCGTCACAGGTACCTTGATCGTCTTGTCTGCACCGGTGTACACCTGCTCGAGCGTCAGATCAATCGTATGTTGCCGATCACGATTCTGTTGCTGTTGTGGTGGACCACCCATACCCCCAAACATGTGCTGGAAAATTTCCGAAATGTCCGGACCGTGAGCCTGTGGCTGCTGCTGAGGGTCATCGGTTCCAAACTGGTCATAGCGTGCACGTCGTTCCGGGTCGTTCAGGACTTCGTATGCCTGTCCAATCTCCTTGAACTTTTCAGCGTCGCCTCCCTTGTCTGGGTGATTGACTCGTGCAAGATTTCTGTACGCCTTTCGAATCTCATCCACTGATGCGTCTTTATTGACATTGAGTGTTTCGTAGTGACCCATACTGATAAAGAGCGGTCTAAACTTTAAATGGTCTAAAACCGCGGAGCTCCGAAAGCACAAGACAAAATGACCGAGGTTGACGAATCCATCCTGACTCTTTTTGAAGAGCAAATTTGCAATCGACTCCAATCATATCTCGTCGATCACACAGACCGTGTGTACTGGGAACAGAATAACAAGTTTCGATACAGAAACACACGGGGGGTGAATCAAGTGCTCAAAGAGGTTTTTGACAAGATGCGTGAGATTTACCCGTCACTCGAACATGTATTCGATGAAAACCTCACTCTTTTGCAGCAGTGTACGTGGGTCGGAATGAACGTGCCGTGGCCCGTTCATCCAGATGACCATATCCAGCGGGTCGTCGATAATGTCATGGAAGTGTTCAATAACATAGTCTATGGACATATTCGTTGTGAAATAACGATAGATGAGGATCATTGCATCACTTGAACTTGACGAGGGTCAAGTTCCGGCGATACATGGGAAGTCGTGTAATAACATTAGGTAGGTGCTTTGTGGCTAGAAACTTGTTCCCTGGTCCAACTCCTTTAACAAGCACCTTGTTAGGGTGCATGCGACGAATGGCACTCCATTTCATTCCGGCTAATTTTTCTATGGTTGATAGAAGATAGTATCGAGTAGAAATTACGCGCCCTTGTGTGTTGCGGCGTTGATGCTGAATAGCCTCATGACCAACCCGAAACACATGAAGATTCACTGGGTCCGTACGATTGTGCTTGTTGTTATTCTGGTTGGGTGGAAGGTTAACTAGTTTGATCGGACCCTTGAGACGCCAACGATCGACGAATTTACGCACCTTGGAGTTGGGATGAGGAGCTGAGCTGTTCGGTTTCGAACTCGATACGGTGGCAGGGCGGTTCCGACGAGGGGAGCGATTGTTGTTCGTGTTCGATGCAGAACTGTTGTTGCGGCTGGAGTAGAGGTTCGCGTTCGGATTGTAGTTGTTTCCGTTAAAGTATCTTGATGAGGGGTGTGTAGTCCAACTGCGACTGTAATCGTTTGCAAGTGTTCGGAGCATGATTCTCGCCAAATTTTCCTGATTTGTGTTTGTTCTGGGACGATGTAGAATTTCCATAGCGTAGTTGAATCCCTTCTGTTGGTTCTCGGGAGTCAACGCGCTGTATTCATGTGAGTCCAGAAGTTCTCCCAGCATATATGCGAGATTGCGAGCCTGACTGGTCCACAAGTTTCGAGGAGTATTGAACGGTCCTGACATTTACAAGTGGTTGATATTTAATTTATTTGATTAGAGTATGGGTCATAAGCTAAAGGGATTGCCACCACGTGAATATCGCCCCAGCACCACCCGGCGTCCGTCAGGTTTAGCGCGCATCAACGAGTCATATGAAAACGCATTGAATCGTTGGAGAAGAGCGGTTCGTCACATAAAGACCAGAATGCAAATCAANCGTGAAATCCGTACGAAAGGGGTTGCGACNCGNGGTCGCTTCAATGTGAGCAATTCGTCACCTTCAAAGAGCCCAAGAAGAGTGACTGTGAAACCATTATCNCCAGGTGTTTACTTTAAGAGTCAGCCNTACAACAGAGGACGGTTCAAGGTTGAAAATATTTATGGTTTTGTTCCAANTCGGCGTTGANGTTTCAAGTGCGCCTCTGTGCGACCNCTTGGTTTTTCAAAAATCTCGGGGTTTTTTATACCATGGAGTTTAGTCTGATCGATGATGAACTTGCAATCCTCCGTGACGGTGAAGTCGATTACGTCTTTGAACGCAATTCTCTCAGCAAGGCTGTATACAACTACATGATTCGCTGGATGCAGGACAACAAGTCTCCTATGGATGATCCTGGCACGACGTGGATCGAGGCTGAAAAGGCATGGGATGCACTCAGCCCTGAGACAAAGGGTTTACTCTTGGCTATCGCCAATAAAGAGAGACAACAGGCGATTGACATTCGTGATGGGCTGCTTGCAACCCTTCATGGATACCAGGGGGTGAAAAGAATCAAAGATGCTTACGCTGATTGTATTCGTGTGTGCTGCAGTCAGTTAAATTAAATCAACTTGACATTCTTCCACCGGGACAGACTCGATCTGTATTTCGTCAATTTCAACGTCGCAGATGCCTTTCTGACGCATGGCAATTACACTGTCCCAGAATGCCTTCATGACTGGTAGATAACGTGCAAACCATTCACGGTCACGTGGAACCTCGACGATGACAAACTCCTCGGGTGGTCCCTGTTTGTACTGAAGGAAATCACACACCTCAAGGTCCATAATTTCAAGCAAAAGTTGAATCTGTGGCAGGTAATATCCCGGAACTTCAGGTTTAATCTTTCGACTCAGAGGGCACTTAATCTCGAGGAGTCGACCCGATTCCGTGATTCCATCAGGACTTCCGCCGAGAAATTTGTGTACCGGGTGTTGCACGAGACCAATCTCGTGTGAAATTTGACCATGACGCATGTCGTACAAATCACGAACCATGGGTTCGAGACGAGTTCCGTGTGCCGTCGCTTCGTTTCCCGCCCACGGACGCGCAGCGCCGCACTTTTTTGCCAAAAGTCCTTCAGGTTTTTCATATGGATTGAGTCCAATTGCTGTCGCCGCATCGCTCGCAGTCAGCAGATTTCCACGGAGGTTGAGCCACTCCTGACTGCGCTGATCGGCATATGTTTGTTCGATAAGTTCTTTTGCACGTGGGTGCATCTTTCAAATAGAAGGCACAGACTGTTTAAGTCCGACGAGGAAACCCGAGTCCGCCGCCATTTTGCCGCTGCGCGGCGGTGTCACATGTGACACCTTTAACTCAACGTAAACTTCTTCTCGCGGTTGAGCATGCGCATCGCGCGCGCCTTGGCAATCTTGAGTCGATCGCACTCCTCCGCCGCCTCGAGCCGGTACGGAGCCGTAATCTGGCGAAGCTCGTCGGCGCGCGTCTTGGCTGGCTTCACCTTGGGTGGGTTCTTCTGATAATTCTGCCAAGCCACCTTAGACTCCTTATACTGTTCAAGGCTCCGCTCAAGTGCCACCTTGTTGTGCTCGAGATATCCCTCGAGCTCAGTCATCTTCTGTTCATGCAGACGGATCTTTCTCTCGTCACTCAGACGTCCGTATTGACGCACAGCATAGCCGATGTGCTCGTCGCACGCATCCCGAAGCGCCGCAGCAGTTCCAGGACACTCGTCTCTGACCATATCGAGCTCGCTGTGCGCCTCCATCTGAAAGTACTCGAGGATAGCGTGACGCGCCGAAGGCCACACAGGGTAGTTCGCATAGTCCGACGCAGTTGAACGCCATTTGCATCCGTCTGCACAGTACACATAACCGTTGGCATCAAGTGCGAAGCAAATGCCCCACCCCATTTCTACTTTTTGAAACGGTCTGTCGTCTTAAGTGCAATCTGGGCTGCAAATTGTTCCGCCTGTTTCTTCGTACTTCCAAAACCTGAACCATGTGGAACACCATCCACAACAACCTCGAT